TGTGCCGGTTAAATAGTTACCGCTGATTAAGTTTGCACCGGAAATAACTGAATCAGTACCACTAAGTACAATATCTGCATTTGTAGTGAGAGTAATATTATTGGGTATTAAATTACCAGTATATGTTGGTAGATATGAGGCTACATTTGTGTTGCTATAACTACCAACAATACCTGTCAATTGACTACCATCACCTATAAAGAAATTTGCAGTAACTGCATTGCCTAAGTTAGCAGTAGAAGTAGTCGTATAAGATAAATTGATATTACCTGCAGTAAAGTTTCCGGTGTATGTTGGTAGATATGCGGCGGTGTTTGTATTGCTATAAGTTCCAGTTTGTGGATTTGCTGTTAAATATGCGGCGGTGTTTGTATTGCTATAAGTTCCAGTTTGTGGATTTGCTGTTAAATATGCGGCGGTGTTTGTATTGCTATAAGTACCCGTAATTCCAGTTAATTGACTACCATCACCTATAAAGAAATTTGCAGTAACTGCATTACCTAAGTTAGCATTTCCACCTGTGATATTGCCCGTAACTACTAAACTAGTTAATGTACCAACTGAAGTAATGTTAGTTTGTGCCGCAGTATATACTGTCCCGGCTACTAATGCATTAGCTACTTGACCGGATACATTAGCACCAGCTACCGAGTTAGCAATATTTGCATAATGACTTTGTACTGCGCTACTTACATTACCTGATACACTAGTACCTGTAACATATGTGATTCCACTACCATTACCAGTAAAGTAATTTGCAATTACATAATTTGCACCAGATAAGTTTCCACCAGAGCCGGCGGTTGTGATATTCCCTATTACATTCATTCCAGTAGAAGTAAACACTACTGTATTTGCTACACCAGCTATAGTTACAGTAATATTACCATTAGAAACAGGAGTATTAATATTACTAGTGCCATTTGCTATGCTGTTTGCGACATCAGCACCGCCAGTTGTCAATAAATCAACACCAGTTAAATACGCGGCGTTACCAACAAAATAATTTGCTCTTACTGCATTACCTAAGTTAGCAGTAGAAGTCGTTGTATAAGATAAGTTTATATTACCGGCAGTTAAATTACCAGTATATGTTGTTAAATATGAGGCTACATTTGTGTTGCTATAACTACCAGCAATACCTGTCAATTGACTACCATCACCAAAATAGTAACTAGCTTTCATATTACCAGTAGTCGTTATATAATTACCGGTATTTGCAAATACAACTGTATTTGCAGTTCCACCTATACTAACAGTAATATTACCATTAGCAACAGGAGTATTAATATTACTAGTGCCATTTGCTATGCTATTTGCGATATCGGCATTACCAACAGATAGTTGGTCAACACCAGTTAAATAGTAACCATTACCAAGAAAAAAACTACCTGCATTAGCAATGATATTTCCGGTTGTGGTGAGTTTTCCTGGTACGTATGTATCACCTGATGCATCTAATAAGGTAAGTGTTCTTGCTACAGTACCAAAACCAACTGCACCTGATACGTTATATTGTCTAAAATAGATAGGTTCATTACCGTTATCGGCTGTTGCAAATTCAACAAATCCACCATCGGTTGCTGTACCACCTACAAGAATTCTAAAATAGTCGCTTCCGGCCACATTTGCAGAAACTATTGCGGCATTAGTAGTACCTGAAACTGATAGAAATAAATTACCGGTAAATGTACTAGCAGTTATACCCGAAGTAGTAAATATTGCAGTATTAGCAATGCCACCAATACCAACAGTAATATTACCACCTGCTGTAGGCGTGTTGATATTACTAGTTCCATTTGCTATGCTGTTTGCAATATCTGCATTACCAACTGATAGTTGGTCAACACCAGTTAGATAGTAACCATTTCCCTTTACAAAATTTGTACCAGCTTCAATATTTCCACCAACAAATAATTTCTTAGCTATACCTACACCACCTAGAACTTGAAATGGTGCAACAGAAGTAGACGTTGCCTCCATTGTGCTGTTAACAACTACATATGAATTTGTTGTAAAATATATATCATCTTGGTTTACACCAGGGGTGTCATTTTGTACATTTATTTCTAATCTTGTTTGTTCACCAGTTACTGCATAATATTTAATACTTGCTACGTCAAGTGAGCCGCCACCAGGATTAGATGGCCATATAATACCATTAGTACCATTACCTGTACTTGGTGAAATATAACCTGCAACATTAATACCTGTGCTAGTAAAGATAACCGTATTTGCTGTACCGCCTATAGTAACAGTAATGTTTCCATTTGATGTAGGCGTGTTGATATTACTGGTGCCATTTGCTATGCTATTTGCGATATCGGCATTACCAACAGATAATAAATCAACCCCAGTTAAAAATGCACCATTGCCAACAAAATAATTTGCTCTTACTGCATTACCTAAGTTAGCAGTTGAAGTAGTCGTGTATGATAAGTTTATATTACCTGCAGTTAGATTACCAGTATATGTTGGTAGATATGAGGCTACATTTGTGTTGCTATAAGTTCCAGTTTGTGGATTTGCTGTTAAATATGCGGCGGTGTTTGTATTACTATAAGTACCTGTAATACCAGTTAATTGACTACCATCACCAAAATAGTAACTAGCTTTCATATTACCAGTAGTCGTTATATAATTACCGGTATTTGCAAATACAACTGTATTTGCTGTACCGCCTATAGTAACAGTAATATTTCCATTCGCTGTAGGCGTATTGATATTACTAGTGCCATTTGCTATACTGTTTGCAATATCCGCATTACCAACAGATAATAAATCAACCCCAGTTAAAAATGCACCATTACCAACAAAATAGTTTGCTCTTACTGCATTACCTAAGTTGGCAGTTGAAGTAGTCGTGTAAGATAGATTAATATTGCCGGCAGTTAAGCTAGTTAATGTACCAACAGAAGTAATGTTTGGTTGTGCGGCTGTTGTTAATGTACCAATGAAATAATTAGAAGTTATTGCGTTTGCACCGGTAATAGAACCTCCGGTACCTGTACCAGCAGTGACTGTTCCGCCAATATTAGAATAACCTGCTATATTAATACCAGTACTAGTGAATACAACAGCATTGGCTGCGCCACCAACACCTACTGTGATTGGACCATCTTGGTACGGTGTGTTGATATTACTTGTGCCATTTGCTATGCTGTTTGCTATGTCAGCAGATCCGGCTGCTAGTTGGTCAACCCCAGTTAAGTAATACCCATTACCAACAAAGTAATTACCTCTAACATTAGCATAACTATTAAAAGTAACTACTTCACTAGATACGCTTACATTACTACCAAATCCAAACTCATTGGTTGAATCGTCCCAACCCATGAAAGCATCAACTGTACTACTTCCAGAATAATAGTGTAATAATAAACCGCGGTCTTTGTTGTCGTCAGCAGATAATGCTGCACCATTTGCTCCGCCACCTAATTCAAATATTGGATCTATTACCCGTGTTGTGGTAGAATTTACTGTAGTTGTTGTTCCATTGACGGTCAAGTTGCCTACAATTACATTTCCACCTACATTAAGTGTTCCTGCTACATTAACGCCAGTACTGGTAAAGATAACCGTATTACTTGTACCAGTAATAGATACTGTTATTGGTCCATTGCCATATGGTGTACTGATATTACTATTGCCATTAGCAATTGCGTTAGCAATATCCGCATTACCAACAGTTAATAAATCAACACCAGTTAAAAATGCACCATTGCCAACAAAATAATTTGCTCTTACTGCATTACCTAAGTTAGCAGTAGAAGTCGTTGTATAAGATAAGTTTATATTACCTGCAGTAAAGTTTCCGGTGTATATTGGTAGATATGCGGCGGTGTTTGTATTGCTATAAGTACCCGTAATACCAGTTAATTGACTACCATCACCAAAATAGTGACTGGCTTTTACATTACCAGTAGTTACGATATAATTACCTGAGTTAGCAAACACCACAGTATTTGCAGTTCCACCTATACTAACAGTAATATTTCCGTTAGCTACAGGTGTATTAATATTGCTAGTGCCATTTGCTATACTGTTTGCGATATCCGCATTACCAACAGATAATAAATCAACCCCAGTTAAAAATGCACCATTACCAACAAAATAATTTGCAATTATATAATTGGCTCCGGATAAATTACCACCTGAACCAATAGTAGATAAATTACCGACAACAAGATTACCTGTGATGTTTGCATTACCGGCTGTTAAATTACCTGTATATACCGCTAGATAGGCAGCTGTGTTGGTATTACTATAGGTACCAGTTACTGGATTTGCGGTTAAATACGCGGCAGTGTTTGTATTACTGTATGCATCTGTGATACCATATCCACTAATAGTAGTTGGTTTACCTGAAACATTTGTAAATGTTACTGAGTTAGCAATGTTTGCATAATGACTTTGTACTGCACTTGCGACATTACCTGATACATTAGTACCTGTTATACTATTGGCTACATTTGCATAATGACTTTGTACTGCACTAGATACATTACCTATGATGTTTGCACCAGTTATATTTGTTAATGCACTACCATTACCAATGAAGTAGTTTGCTGATATGTTGCCAGTATATGTTGGTAGATATGCGGCGGTGTTTGTATTGCTATATGCGCCTGTAATAGTGATACCAGTTAATTGACTACCATTACCAATGTAGTAATTAGCAGATACGTTACCAGTTACATCTAAACTAGTTAATGTACCCACACTAGTGATATTAGTTTGTGCCGCGGTATAAACAGTACCGGCAACTAATGCATTAGCTATTTGACCCATTACATTACCGGCAGCAACTGCATTTGCAGTGGCAGCATATGTTACTTGTCCTACAACATTTGCACCATCAACACTATATGCAACACTGGCTGCACTGACTGTGCCTACGATTGCCCCGCCTGTAATACCAGTAAGATGGTATCCATTGCCACTAAAATAATTACTTACAGTAACATTACCTAAATTAGCGTTACCAGAAGTTACATTACCGGTAACTGCTAAACTTGTTAAGGTGCCAACTGATGTAATATTTGATTGGGACGCTGTAGTGACAGTACCAGCAGTAGTTGCACTTGTTGCAGTACCAGCACTTGTTGCATAAGTTGCATTAGCTACTGTCCCGGTGACATTGGCACCAGTTAGACTGGTTAGACCTGAACCATTTGCAGTAATATTGGTAACGCTTAATGTGCTTGACGTTTTGTTAAATGTAAATGCAGAACTAGCGCCAAAACTGCTGCCACCGTCATTGTATTGAACTTGAGTATCTGCCCCTACAACTGATCCGGCTGAAAAAGCCCAAGCTACACCATTAGCATATAATAAATTATTGGTACTAACATAATTTGCACGTGCTATATTACCTAGGTTGGCGTTAGCCGAGACGAGAGTCCCGGTAGCTGTGACATTGTTAAATGTATAGTTACCGGTTTCATCTACTACTCTTGGTCGTATTTTTTCTAATGACATGTTAACTATTTAATAGTTGTTATTTTTGTGTCTTAATCCAGCCCTGTGTAGCATTATAATATACCAATGTTAATGCAGAACGGTTTACAGTAAGAACTAGATTACTTGCAGAACCTTCAATATTTCCACCGTTTCTTGCAATAGTAATATTTTGTGTACCTGCATTACCAGTTGCATCTATAATACCAACTTCATCTCCTACTGACGGACTTCCAGGTAAGGTCAATGTTACTGCAGCCGTAGTATCAATAAAGTATCTTGTACCAGCAACTGCACTAGTAGCTGAACTAATACTTGAATATACATAACCAACTGTGCCTGCTACACCACCGGATAGTACAATAACTTCAACAACCGCGCCATTTGGTGGAGGATCACTAAATGTTATAACATTTGTTGCTAAACTAAATGCTGATCTTGGTTGTGAAACACCACCAATTGTAACAATTAGATAACTGCTAGTTAACGGTGTTGATGACAATGTTTGCATTGTCCAGCTACCGTCACCGGTATAACCGTTAACTGCCATTGTAGTTGACGGTAGCGAAGCAAAAGAAAGTACACCTGCTCCATCTGTCTTTAAGAAATAATTTGCTGTACCGCCGGTGATAGTAACATTACTGACTGCCCCCAGATTAGTTGTACCAGAAACTGTTAGACTTGTTAATGTTCCTACGCTTGTGATATTACCTTGAGCCGCTGTTGTAACGGTGCCAGCAGTTGTAGCTGCATTTGCACTAGTTGCATTTGGAACATAACCAGTAACGTTTGCACCAGTTAAACTTGTTAATTGACTACCATTGCCACTAAAGTAATTAGCAGACACTAAGTTACCACCTGCAACATTACCGGCTGAAATATTACCTGTAACTGTTAAACTTGTTAAAGTACCTGTACTTGTAATATTTGGTTGAGCCGCTGTTGTTAATGTACCAGTAACATATGTTGCACTTACTAAATTACCACCACTAATTTGTGATGCAGTCCCGCTCATTGCAATATTGCCATTATTAGTTATTGTTAAACCAGTTAATGTACCAACGGTTGTAATATCAGTTTGACTTGTTGTTTTTATTGTACCATATATATTATCTGTTTTAACATTACCGCCAACACCAACACCAACATTTAATGTAAGGTTAGCAGAGGTATATACTAAATTAGAACCGTCATTAGCCAAGTCACCGTATGTAGTTACAACTTGAACTGTACCTGTACCTGTACCTGTCGCATTAGCTGTGAATATAGTACCAACTGTATTGTTTGCTGAACCAAATGTAGTAAAATCAGAAGTACCGGCTGTAATGATTTTATACCTTGTACCTGAAACAACGGTTGTAGCATTTATTGTAGGTCCAAAATGGTTAGTCACACTGGTTGCAAATTGAATAGACCCGTTTGCACCATCAACTTTAATGTTACCGGAAATATTACCAGAAACATCACCAACCACGTTACCATTGAAATATGCATTAGCACCTAATGTAACGTTGCCTTCAGCAAATACGACTCCGCCAAAGTTAGCATTGTTAGCATATAGATTTCCTAATTTTAAATCGCCATATGTATTAAATGTTACGACTTCCCCACTAACAGTTACATTACTAGCTATTACAAAGTTACCACCGCTATCATCCCAGCCCATAAATGCATCTACCGGAGCTACACCATTATGATAATGAAGCAAAAGACCTCTATCTTTGTTATCATCTCCAACTAATGCTGCACCGTTTGCACCACCGCCTAGTTCAAATAATGGATCAACTACTCTCGTTACAGTAGAATTTACTGATGTTGTTGTTCCACTAATAATTAAATTGCCAGTTAATGTTAAATTACCAGCACTCAATTCACCAGTATAAGATGAAAGATATGCTCCTGCATTTGTATTGCTATATGCATCTGTGATACCATATCCACTAATAGTAGTTGGTTTACCTGAAACATTAGTAAATGTTACTGAATTAGCAATATTTGCATAATGACTTTGTACTGCACTTGTTACGTTACCGGTTACGTTAGAACCATTAGTTGATGTTAGTAGATAGCCGTTACCAGTAAAATAGTTAGCACTAATTAAATTAGCACCAGTAATATTGCCACCAGATCCGCCACCAGATTGAATAGTACCTGTTGTTAATACACCTGTTGCCGCATCAAAAGATAATGCACTATTTGATGCAAGTGCATAATTACCATTTGCGCTGCCATTAACAAATACTGGATAAAATGTACCAGTTGTTTGTGTTGTAACTGACTCAAAGTAAGCTACGTTTGCATTTGCTACTTGTCCACTTACGTTAGCACCGGCTACCGAGTTAGCAATATTTGCATAATGACTTTGTACTGCGCTACTTACATTACCTGATACACTAGTACCTGTAACATATGTGATTCCACTACCGTTACCACTAAATGTTGTTGCAGTAATTACATTGGCTGTAATATTACCTGTTGTAGTAAAGGTGACAGATGTTAAGTATGCTCCTGCATTTGTATTACTATATGCATCTGTAATGCCATACCCACTTATTGTAGTTGGTGTACTTGTAATATTAGTAAATGATACTGAATTAGCGATGTTTGCATAGTGTGCTTGTACTGCACTGGTAACATTACCTGATACGTTTGTACCGGATACTGAGTTAGCAATGTTAGCATAATGACTTTGTACTGCACTGGTTACGTTACCTGATACGTTTGTACCGGATACTGAGTTAGCAATGTTAGCATAATGACTTTGTACTGCACTGGTTACGTTACCATCGACATTAGCACCAGTGATATTAGTTAATAATGCGCCGTTTGCACTGACCTTTGTTACTGTAAGTGTATCAGTACCTTTGTCAAATGTGAATGTAGACTTTGCACCTAATGTTGCACTGCCGTTGTCATTGAAGAAAACTTGAGTATTGCTACCCGCAATATTAGCATTACCTGTACCTGAAGTAGGAGTGTACCATGATATTACTCCACTGCCGTTTGATTGTAGTACTTGTCCAGCAGTACCACCAAACATTTTTATATTAGCTACATTACCTAAACTTACGTTAGGACCGGTAAAATCTACATTACCAGAAACAGCTAATCCAGTAAGTGTACCAAGACTTGTAATGTTAGTTTGTGCGGCTGTATAAACAGTCCCGGCAGATAATGCGTTTGCAACTTGTCCAGAAACATTCGCTCCGTTAGTTGATGTTAGAAAATAGCCATTGCCACTAAAATAATTAGCACTAGCAAGATTGCCTAAACTTGCGTTGCCAGAAACTAAATTCCCCGAAACGTTAGCATTAGCAAAAGAGAAGGTATCAGTTTGATCGATACTAAATTGACGAATTTTTAATAATGACATGGTCACATCCTTTTATATATTGTATTTATCTTAGTTATAGTAATTATACCGTGACTTCTACCCAATTTGTAGTAGTTTCATCCCATGTATATTGCTTGTCATCTGTAGGCATTGCAACTGGTGCATCATACTGACATGTAGTTTCATTCAATACCCAGCTATTATATGGTTTTGGTGGAATGAATGCATCACGACCAGAGTCATAAGTATATCCTATACCAGCATAATTTTTTCTTAATGGTGTACCACCCAATGTGTGTACTCCACCATGTGTGTTATAACTTGTTTGTACGAAAGAACTTGGTTCTCCGAATAAACCTGTATTAACTACGTCTTGTTCTATTACTAGAACCTGTGTTACGATATTATTACTATCGATTTGTGCGAAATGTGCCATTTTATATATCCTTGTTAAATGTTAAAATGTAATACTGCCTGAACTATTATATTTATAAACTCTATACCCACCACTTACTGTTACTACTGGACTACCTGTTGTACTAGTTGCGGCTGCAAATGTATCTGCATAGCGAATGATTACTACTCCGGAACCACCTGCAGTTCCAAGTACCGGATTGTAGCCCCCACCACTTGCGCCGCCGCCACCACCTGTGTTGACTGCTCCATCAGAGCCCGGATAACTAGTACCATTATTAGGGCGGAAACTATAACCACCATTACCGCCGCCGCCCAATCCGCCAGTGCCTCCTATAGGATTAGTACCGGCTGCATATGCGGATCCGCCTGCGCCGCCGCCACCATAATAAGTACCAGATCCGATTGGCCATTCTATGCCAATGCCGCCGTTTGCACCGTTAGGTGTTGTAGTAGTTCCGCCTATTCCTCCGGCACCCCCTCCACCTGCAGATCCTGTAGTATATGAATCAGCAGTATTACCGCTATTACCATAACCAGTTCCACCACCGTTAGTTCCTACTGTATTTTGTGTTGACGTTCCTGCAGCTCCAAACCCTGAAATACCGTATCCACCTCCACCACCTGAGCCGCCGTTGCCAGCGCCAGCTGTTTGGCCACCGCCACCGCCCCCTTTAGCGACAATTATATTTGAACCAAATATAGTATCATTACCTGAATTTCCAACAGATGCTGATCCGGCAGTAGTAGTTCCACCTGCTCCGATTGTAATTGAATATGAGACACCTAATGTTGCTGAGAATCCAGGATGTACTACTACTCCGCCTGCGCCACCTCCGCCAGGTGCAGTAGCATTACCGTTATATCTTGGGGTTCCGCCACCACCTGCTACCACAAGTATTGATGGTATAAACGGAGGAGGAGGAGGAACTATACTAATACCACCACTAAATGTTACGTTATCAAATTGCATTTTTTATTTCCTTAAAATGTTATACTGCCTGATGCAGTGAATCTATATGTTCTATAACCACCCGACACTGTTATAGTTGGACTACCTGTTGTACTTGTGGCTGCAGCGTATGAGTCAGCATATCTTATAATAACTATCCCGCTGCCACCATCTCCAGGTTGGCGGTGTTCTGAATAATATCCACTAACACCTCCCCCGCCGCCACCTGTATTAGATGCACCTGACGTTGCGGCGTCAGAACTTGGATGTGTAGCAGATGTCTGTTGTTCGCCTTCACCACCGCCACCGTCACCGCCATATCCCTTTATACGTGCAGTAGAAACTCCATTACTATACACTGCGCCACCACCACCACCTGCATAATAATTACCATCTGACCAAAGTATACCGCCGCCGCCGTCACCGCCTTTAGAAGCTGCGCCATTTGTTCCTACGCCACCTGCACCACCACCACCTGCTCCGCTATAACCGCCACCTTCAGCACCTGCGGCTGCACCACGACCGCCGTAATTTCCTTGCCCTGCAGTTGGCGTACCCTTGAATGCATCGGTTCTACCATAAGCAGATGCCCCTCCGCCCGAACCACCAGCACCACCCTGCGCATCTCCACCATTGGCGCTATCCCACGACCCACCACCACCGCCACCTAGTGCAGTTTGTGTTGTAAGTCCCGAACTACTCAGTATGGAATTATTTCCTTTATAATTCACACCACCGTTATTACCAGCAGCAGTAGAAGAATAATATCCACTAGTCCCGCCTGCACCTACAGTAATAGTATATAATCTACCAGAACTTATTGAAGTAGTACCAACAATTAGTCCACCTGCTCCGCCGCCGCCTGCATTATATCTTATACCCCCGGCTCCGCCGCCAGCAACTACTAAGAATTCAGCAGTAGTAACCGGAGGTGCAGTACTAGTATCATTTATGGTAACTGAACTGCTAGTAGCAACTATATTTCCTGATGTTGATACTGTTCTTATCTGAACTGTAAATGTTTGAGCACCTTCAGTTAATGAATCAGCTAATGGTGTTATTGTAAGAGAACCCACTGTATTATTAATAGTAAAAGATCCAGATGATGCAGAAAAATCAGCACTTGCAGTTGAACTATTATAATTAATAGTCCAATATAGTGTAGTACCATTTGGTACTTCATTATATGTTTGTACGTAGAAGATTCCAGATTGACCCTCATTTAGGCTGGTTGGTATTGTACTGAATGTGTATATAGGTGGAGGGGGTAGTACAGTTAAATTAGAGAATGTAATGTTATTGAATTCCATGTTGTTCTCTTAGAATGTTATTGTGCCTGATGCAGTGAATATGTAAATCCTATATCCACCTGAAGTGGTTACAGTTGGACTACCTGTTGTCGCTGATGCGGCTGCGTATATGGTTTGGTAGCGAATGACTACTATTCCGGATCCTCCGCTACCACCATTACCATTGTTATACGAATTTGGGCTACCACCACTACCTGTATTAGCGGCACCACCGTTGCCGTTTATACCACCTCCGCCGGTAGTAGTACCCCAGCTACCATTGTATCCGGCGCCGCCACCAGCAAAATATCCTGTACTATTATAACCAGTAATGCCATTTAATTCAGATATTAGTCGGGCGGCGCCACCATTAATATTAGTTGCGGATCCGCCTGCTCCGCCACCACCACCAGAATTTGCTGCATAACCTGTATTTCCGGCAACGCCATCATTTGTACCTTGGTTACCGCCGAGACCATATGCACCACCGAACCCAGGCCCAGCAGTGTGATTCATGCTAGTATTTGTTCCGGATACTGATGAGGCAGTACCTTGATTACCCAGTCTGCCTTGTTCAAACGTTCCGTTACCTATACCGCCGGCACCTACAGTAACAGTATATGTTCCTGTACCAGTAAAACCTTCTACGGTTACCCAAATTAATCCTCCGGCGCCACCGCCACCGGTTGTATAATTGCCACCATTTCCTGCGCCGGCGGCGCCTCCACCAACCACTAATAATTGAAGTAGGTTTTGACTAGCTATAGTAATACCTTGTCCGATTGTTATACCTGAGCCTATTTCCATGTTGTTCTCTTAAAATGTTATACTGCCTGATGCAGTGAATTTATAAACTCTGTATCCTGTTGGATTAGTGACTGTTGGTGAGCCTGTTGTTGAAGTTGCAGCCGCTGATGAGTCTGCATAGCGAATGATTACTACCCCAGAACCACCGTTGCCTCCTTGAGTATTATTACCAGATCCACCACCACCACCGCCTCCTGTATTAGCAGTTCCAGCAACATCAGTTGACCCGCCACCGCCATCACCGCCTGGTCGGCCGCCAATTCCGCCGGCACCACCACCCGCGTAATATATTGCGGTACCGGTTATGCTTGATTGGCGACCAATGGCACCATCCGACATGCCGGGATTTGTACCTGTATTGGTTGGGTTACCGGCAGCGCCAGCACCACCACCACCACCGCCATCCATTCTATAACCCAATGCTGGATCTTTTCTGCCGGCGCCTTTATTTCCATATCCACCCGATGCAGATGTCGGTTGTAGTCCAAGTCCACCACCGGATGAACTATTTACATCACTTCCGGGATAACTAATTCCAACACCTCCACCAGAACCTCCGTCGGCACCGTTCGATGCTCCGGTGCCACCATTACCATCATTATTACGACTTCCACCACCACCACCACCTATAGCAGTTACCGTAGTAAATCCTGATCCACTAATTGAACTATTTGCGCCATTTCCACCTTTATTGGTTTGACTTCCGGTTCCTACTCCGCCTGCACCTATAGTTACTGTAAATACAGTGCCTTTAGTAAAGGTAATAGAAGTTGCTTCTGCATATCCACCTGCACCACCTCCACCCCCATAATATCCGGTTCCGCCAGAACCACCACCTGCAAGAAGTAAATAATCAGCAATAACAATATTTGTTGCTTCAATACTGAAACTTCTACTAGCTGTTTGATTCTGACTATCAGTGGCAGTGATTGTAAAATTACTTGTTGCGGCTACTGTAGGTGTTCCTGTAATAGCACCAGTATTAGTATTCAAACTTAAACCAGTCGGTAAACTACCACTAGTTATACTATATGTAATTGTTCCGTCTCCTGTAGCATTTATTGATTGTGAATATGCGGTTCCAACCACAGCGACAACTAATGCTCCGCTTGCCGTTACCCAAGTTGGTAAACTACTATATGTAATCCCACCCGGTAATATACCACTACTACCATCAGTATTATAAACATAAAGATGATATGACCCTACACTTTTTGCAGGACTTGTAAATGTTAAACTTGTTGCACTTACATATGTAGTTGCACAACTAGTAGTATCAATATACACTATTGCACCACTATTAAATCCACTACCAGCGATAGTAACTGTTTCACTACCGGCCGGGTTTGCCGCAGTAACACTTCCAATATATGTTAGTCCAGTAATCTTTACTCCTGAAGATACGACACTATTGATAACAGAAGTTAATGCGGCTGCTTTTACCGATTTTAAATTTGTTGCCATTATAACTCCAATACTTTCCAGCCATATGTGCTGTTACTGTATACTAAACCAAAACTACTTTGATCCGCATCTACTAATAAATTATCAGCTATTCCTTGAATCTTATGACCATTCCGTGCTACTGTTAAATTGTTTGTGGCAAATGAGCCAGCTAGGTCATTGATACGAATAGTGTCACCCAATGTTGCGCTAGTTGGTAATGTCATTGTTTTTGCACCACCAGATGTGTCAACAAAGTATCCATTGTTTGCAACCATAGTTGCATTGCTACTTGCTATATTCCAAGTTAGTGCAGAACTACCGCCACCAGCTCCACCGGTACCACTAAATGTTGTTACTTCAATAAACGCTGTATTTGGAGGTGCGGCATCAAATGTTAATTGTGGACCCATTAATGAATAAGACGATTTAGGTTGCAATACACCCTGAACAGCAACCATTGTAACATTTTCACTTGACGGTGTGGTAGATAATGTAAATGTAGTATATGTACCATTAGCAGTAAATTCATCTACGGTAGCGGTTAGTGCAGTTTGTGCCGCCCAACTTAAACTACCCAAACCATCTGTTGTTAAGAAATAACCATTAGATCCACCAGTAATATGTAGATTACTAACATTACCTAAACTTACATTTGCACCATAGAAATCAACATTACCTGATACACTTAAACTTGTTAGTGTACCTGTACTCGTAATATTTGGTTGTGCGTTTGCTGTTACTGTGCCGGCCGAAATTGCTGAAGTTGCTGAAGTTGCGGCAACTCCGGTTAATTGACTACCATTACCTATGAAATAACTAGCACGTACATTACCATAACTATTCCAAGTAACTACTTCACTAGTAAGGGATACATTACTACCTATTCCAAATTCTACGTTACTATCATCCCAACCGATAAATGCATCTACTGCGGATGATCCACTATAATAATGTAGTAATAATCCGCGGTCTTTGTTGTCATCAGTTGATAGAGTGGCTCCGTTTGCGTCGCCGCCAATCTCAAATATCGGATCTACTAGCGTTGTTACTGTTGAATTAACACGGGTAGTAGTTCCACCGACAATTAAGTTACCACTCAGTGTTAAATTACCACCGGATATATTACCAGTGTATGATGTTAAATATGCTCCTGCATTAGTATTGCTATATGAATCAGTAATACCATAACCACTAATAGTAGTTGGTGTACTTGAGACATTTGCCCAAGTTACTAAGTTAGCAATGTTAGCATAATGTGACTGTACCGCGCTAGTTACATTACCAGAGACATTTCCACCTGCTATATATGTAATAGAACTGCCATTACCACTAAATGTATTAGCAGTAATAATATTGGCAGTGATATTGCCTGAGGTTGAGAAAGTAGCTGTAGTAAGATATGCACTTGCGTTTGTATTGCTATATGCTCCAGTAATACTAGATGCTGGAATATTAGTTAATAATCTACCATCACCACTGAAATAATTTGCAGTAACTACATTACCTGCATTGACATTACCTGAAATTACTACGTTACCAGTACCATTTGGTGATAGATTTATATTTGCATTAGTATCAAGACTAGAAATAGTATTGCTAGAAATATATAAATTACCTAATGTTGCTGTAGTGGCTGTAATTGTGCTGCTAGTTCCAAATCCAATACCACCTGTATATCGTGCACCAGTTATATAAATGCTTTTACCAGTAACATTAGTGGTGATAGCTGTAGGAATATTTGTACCAATAAAGTGCAGTACACCTGATTGATAATCAAAGTACCATTGGTCATCATTTAGACCGCCAGCAGAAATTTTATTACCAGCAATTGTTACTTGAGTTGTTTTGTTTGACCCTGTAATTCCTGAATTAGCAATGTAAACGCTGATAATGTAATCAGCACCAAACTCAGGACTGATCCAATCTGTGTAATTAGTTTTCCATGTTCTATTATCTGCGGCAGTTAAATCTTCAGTACATTCAACCGTAGTAGTACCTGAATATACTGTAACCACTGCGCTTGCTGTAGCAATACTACCAGGAATAGAACCCGATTGCTGCCAAATCTTATCGCCGCGAATTAATAACGGACTAGAAATGCTTTCTTCAAACCCTTGTTTGTTGGTTCCGGAATCAGTTTTAGTTTTTCCGTAGGCTATCTTTTTCCATAGATAGTCAACTTTTTGTGTATCGGAAATAGCCATTAACTAAAACTCCATGAACTTACATAATCACCCGATGCTAGTGCAATACTAAACAATACTTGATTTGACCAATTACCTGTTGAACTTGTACTACCTTCTCCAAAAGTAATAGCATATGATGTACCTGATATTACCGATCCTGTAGGAACAGTTACTGTTGCGGCACATCCACTGTCATTTGCTCCGGCGACACCAGAACCAAAATATACTACTGTCGCATCTAACCACCCATTAGTAGTGTACGGTAAACTATCAGTAACACCCGGGATAGCAAATCTCAATCCAGAAATCTTTCCGGTAATAGTAACAGTAAATCCACTTCTAGCTGCTCTAGTAAATGCACCAAAGAAATATTGTGTTCCACTACGACCAGTATTTAAGTTTGGACCTGCAGGTAAATAACCAGACAAATCAGTATTGAACCATTTTAATTGATTCCAACGAACTATAGCACTATCTGTACCTGCAACAGTTTGTACTCCTGACCAAACCGCAGATGAGTAAAAATTAGTCTGTCCGCCCCCAGTATATGATCTTGTGGCACCTGAACCAGATAAAACAATTCGTTTTGCGACTGTATTATCTCCACCTATACTGCAAGGTATGCTTTCTTCAACAAATCCACTAGGTGTAGCAGTAAAGACTTGAACTTTCTTGCTATGTGTAGCATAAGCACTAGAACCATTTACGTTAGTTGCCAAGAATTTAATAGTTTGAACCGATGCAACGGATGATGTAGTAATATTGGCAGTGATACTACCTAAAGTATATTGATATCCACTTGTATTACCTGTATTAGCTTTTGGTATACCACCAGACAATAAGGTAGTTGATCCATCTATTTGAGTATATGTTCTAGTCTGTGATGCTACTACACTACCACTAGTGCTTTCATCATTTGTTCCTGGTTCAATTTGAAAAGGTGTAGTTGTATTTTGATATGTCTGTCCTATCCAGTTATATATATTTGCCCCAGCTAATGTGATTGTTGGACTGCCCGTGTTGTAGTAAGGAACACCCGAAATATAACGATATGTTCCATTTGTTGCATTACTTAATGTTGCGGTTGATACATCAATAGTAGGTACACTGGTTACATCATCTTTGACAAATTCAATAATGTTAGTATTTCCTGTACTACTATGACTCAACTTAAAAGTGTTAAGACCTGCAGTTAATGCTGAATTTGTTTTAGACACTTTAGCAGTAAACCCTTTATATAATGATGGACTATAAATTGATGCACTGAATGCAATTGCTGTTCCGGTAGCATCTAATAAGTTATAATCACTTTCTGCTGAAAGAACTAATGAAAGATTTGTTCCTGCTTGACTACCGGTAGTTAATGCAATATTACCATCTTCTGTATTATTTACTACAGCACGTAAGTATCCACTATCAGCATTATATGCGTATGTTGGCATTACTATAGTTTCGACTGGTGTTCCAGAAGTCACACGACTAATACTTGATCCTGCTGTTATTGTGACTGCGGCACCTGCATTGTTGGCATAATTAGCCGCGAGATATGGACTTGTTCCAACACTAGTTTGGAATGTAATTGTTTTAGCACTCAATCCATTTGGTGAAGCAATACTTGGATTATACACCTTGATTGCAGCCGTGCTATTTGGACCTGTTGCAATATAAGCCGGTGTAGCTGTGCTATGACTTGTAATTGTTACGGTAATTGTTTTTGTGCCTGTTCCAGAGTGTTGACCACTTGCATATGAATGACTTATGCGGCCACCGCCAACACCACCCAATACACTATCACTGCTGATAGTATCCGGGGTAGAACTATCTCCCCAGTTTATTGAATAAGTTACGGAAGCACCTGTAGTATTTGTAGTAGTGTTATCTAAATATATTGTTTCACCTTCACTAGCATATAAATTGCTGCCAGTTAATGCTAATCCACCTGTACTTCCTCTGTATAAACTAAATCCAACAACCGGATTAGCAGTATAAATTGTAATATAAGCTGTGCGTGTAAAACTTGCTTCACTACCAGTGCCAGTGCCACTTAAATTATATGCACGTACTGTTACTGTAAATGGGCTATTTGTGTTTGTTGAATAAGTATGTGATGGCGTAGAACTAGTTGAGGCTAAAGTTTGTGTACCATCACCCCAAGTAATATCATAGCGATTTGGAGAACCAACACTTGTAATTGTTAGAGTTACAGAAGTTCCTGCGCCACCTGCTGTTGGACTAGCTATAAAAGTTACGCTCTTAACATATGTACTATTTCTTACATTTTCTAGTGTTTCATTTAAGTCATCAATTGCATCAGTCACTTTAGTTGCAGTTGTCCATGTTGTAATAGCTCCGGGAGTCACTAAATCTGTGTCGGTTGATGTTCCTAGTGTAATAGCGTTACCTACTGCGGTAGCGGTAATCCAAGATAAATTACCAGAACCATCTGTACTTAAAACTGTACCATTAGTACCTCCAGTAATTTTAATATTAGCATTCGAACCTAAACTTACATTTGCTCCAGTAAATGATACATTACTTGCTGCTAGGCTACCTGAATAAGTTGTTAAATATGCTCCTGCATCAGTATTGCTATATGAGTCAGTAATGCCATAACCACTAATAGTAGTTGGTGTACTTGTAATATTAGTAAATGATACTGAATTAGCAATATTAGCATAGTGTGATTGTACTGCACTGTTTACATTACCGGATACATTAGTGCCTGATACGCTATTTGCTACATTAGCCCAATTTGATGTTATTGCATATGATACATTACCAGATACGTTTGCACCAGTTAAACTTGTTAATAGACTACCATTGCCACTAAAATAATTTGCTGTTAGTGTGTTTGTTGCAACAGTAAATGTTAAGTTCGGTGATGAAATCAAGTTGCCGGTTGATCCAACAAATTCTATTTCACCTGTTCCACCGGTTACTGAGATATTTCCACTAACAGCCCCAATTACATTACCATATACATTACCAATTAAATTTCCAGTAACATTCCCAACAACATCTCCGTATGTGTTTCCAATGAAGTTACCATATACATTGCCGGTTAAGTTACCTTGTATGTTGGCAGTTATATTAGCAACCGCTAATGTACTAGTATTTTTATTAAAAGTTAGATTAGCACTTACACCTAAAGTATTGCTACCATTATCATTAAAAAATATTTGTTTATCGGCGCCGGCTATATTAGCATTTCCGGTAGTTACTGAGCTCCATGTAACATTACCATTACCATCAGTTGTTAGATACTGTCCAGAACTTCCACCATAGACAGTGACATTAGCGACATTACCTAATATTGCAGGACCTATTAGTGTTACACCCGTCAATGTACCTAAACTAGTAATATTATATTGATTTGCTGTAGTTAATAAACCAGATATATTTCCAGAAACAGTTAGATTACCTAATGTTCCCAAACTAGTAATGTTTGCTTGTGCGCTGGCAGTGACAGTTTGCGCTGTATCTGCGGTACCTACTAGGTTACCTATAACATTTTTTACACGAACGTTACCAAATGTATTGAATGTAACTACATCCCCGGTAACACTTACATTGCTACCAAATGCAAACTCGCTATTACTATTATCCCAACCTAAAAACGCATCAACCGGGCTTCCAGCCAAACCGCCACCGCCACTATAGTAATGTAATAATTGACCGCGATCCTTAGAGTCATTAGTTGTTAGTGGGGTTCCATCAGTGCTGCCACCCTGTTCAATTATAGGGTCTTTGATGTTTAATGTTAATACATTTGCGTATATAAAGTTACCATTGATAGTAACGTTTCCAGTGAATACACCATCAGTTGCGTTTAATATACCTACATTGGCATTGTTTGTGACTGTCACATTACCCAACGTTCCAACATCGGTAATGTTATATTGATTAGCTGTAGTTAGTGTTCCGGTTAGAAAATTAGCTGTAACATTTCCACTACTGAATACATTGCCCTTTACGCCAATACCACCGGTAACTCTTAATGCACCTGTACTATTACTTGTGGCAGGAAAACCGGTATTAACACCGTCGACGGTATTAACACCGTCGATCTTTAAAAAAGTATCGACTGTAGCATTACCATATATTCGTGTTTCGGAGCGTAATAGTGCCATAGTTTTTGCCTTACATATACTTATGTAATTCCTGACACCTCGTCAAAAACTCCGGAAATTTTAAGTACACCCGTATTTAGCTGTTGCATAGCCTTGCCATTTTGGGTGCCTGAATATTCATCCAAAGTATAAGCAAAAACCCCATCAGGGGTAATGCTTATGTTATTGTGACTTACTTCATCAAACCCTACGCTACTTTGTGAGTTAGCGTAGAGTGTGCCGGAATTGTTTAATCTCGCCGCAATAGTAGCCATTAATCACCTCCAATTAATTGAAGATGAAATCTAGACTATTAGATGTAGAGTTAAATTGAATGTAAGCCTTGCTTGATGTACCACCGTTGTTATCAGCAAATCCAACTGAATGACCAGTATAGATATTACCAATAGCAGCGATACCACCGGTTGTTTTGATTGTACCTGTAATAGAACTTGTTGCGTCAACTACTCCACTTGCTACAATTAAATTACCAGCAGTAATATTGTTACCATTAATGTTACCAGTAACATCAAGTATTCCAGTAAGATTAGCACCTGTTCCAGTAATAACTAATATTTGTGCTGAGGAAACAACAAAGTTAATATTACCACCTGATGACGGGATACTTACGTTACTTGTGCCATTTACAATTCTAGTCGTATCGTTAGATACGAAACTTAATGTACCGGAGCCGTCTGTTCGAATAATATCACCAACAGAACCACCTGTAATTGTTAGATTACCAATTGGTCCCACGTTTGATAGACCGTTAACATTTAACCCTGTTAGTGTGCCAACTGAAGTAACATTTGGTTGCGCTACTGTTGTTAAGGTACCACCGACATATGTACCAGAAATATTGCCACCAGAAATGTTACCAGTTGCAACAACTCTACCACTTGTAGTGATATTACCACCATCAACATTACCAACTGCTGTAATTGTTGTACCTGAGTAAATTGAACCAGATACGTTTGCATTTGGCATGTACACTGATTGAACAGTTGATTCATAATATAAAGTAGCAACATCAGTTAGCTTACCGGCAACAGTATATGGAATTGAACCGCTTACAGTCAGACCGGCAACTGTTACATTACCTGCTTTTAAGTTAGTTGTAACATTAGCATTTGTAGCAATAAGTTCAGAACCACCTGAATCCCATGTTAGACCAGAGACACCTGATAGTTCTTTACCAGCTCCTGCAATTACAACTCGACCAACAGTCAAGTGACTATCAATGATGTTACCAGCAGTTAATGTAGTAACGACATTTGCATTTGTTACGGTTAATTCGTTTGTACCTGTACTAAATGTAAAGTCTGCATCATCAACTAATTTACCAGATGCACTAGCAAATGTAACACGACCTGAAGTTAATGAAGTAACATTAACATCGGCCGCTTGTACGGTACCACTTAATGTAGCATTGCCAACTTCTAACGTAGAAGTACCGGTTGTGAACTTAAATGTGCTGTCCTCTGTCAATGACTTATTAGTATCTACGAATGGAACACGGTTTGATGTTAGTGATGAAATAATAATTTCATCTGTAGTTGTTGTACCAATAACATTTGCGTTACCAGTAGTCATTGTATTGTTAGCAGTATAGAACTTAAAGTTTGCTGATGCATCTAAATCACTTGCACCATCTTTATGAAATTGAATTTCAAATGCAGCACCTGCCGCTGTTTGGAAGTCAATTGCTGCACCATTAGCATAGTAATAGTTGTCACTGAAGATACCATTTGCCGCACCAGGAGTGTTAGAGATACGAATATTACCGTTAGCAGTAATATCAGCAGTAACAGTTAAACTTGCTAGTGTACCAACACTAGTAATGTTAGGTTGAGCCGCTGTTGTCAATGTACCTGTTAAGTATGTAGCACTGACTAAGTTTGCTCCACTAATTTGTGAACTAGTACCACTCAAAGTGATATCGCCGTTAGCACCAAGTGTAATATTACCTGCGTCAAGATTACCTGCACTTAAATTTAAACTTGAACCAGTTGCTGCACCAATGTTTGGTGTAACAAATGCCGCACTATCTGCAACTTTTAACTCATTAGTACCACTAACCGCTAAGGTAGAAGTATCAAATTTTACATTAATTTCATTACCAGTCTTGCTTAATGCCACATTTACTGAAACTGTACCAGCTGAACTGAATTGTGTCCAAACAATAGCTGTTGTATCAACAGTGATAGGATTATTTGTAGAAACAACCCAACCAGTATCAGCGTACTCTGTACCTTCTTCAACGAATGTGAATGAACCACCTGTAATTTTATCTTGTACTGCGTCATCAGAACGTGCCCATGCACCTGAAGCAACAACGTAAATACCATTTTGCGAACCAGTAGTTTGTGCTTTAACAAGAACACGATTACCAACAGAAAGAAGAACTCCATCAATAGTTTGAGTATTGCTTAGAGTAATATTTGCAGTGGTTGCAACACGAACACTTGACTTGATATCAAGACCTTGTGAGTTAGCATCAACATAACCTTTTGTAGCCGCATCAGTTGATTGTGTTGGGCTATCTACACTAGTAATACGTTTGCTAGAAGCACTGATTGTACCAGTACCATTTGGTGCTAGAATAACGTTACCGTTTGATGAACCACCTGAGACAGTGATATCACCAGTTGTTCTTGCAATGATATTATCTGTTACAATGTTACCATTTGCTTGAATATTGTTTGAAACTGTAATAGAATCAGTTGTATATGTTATGTTAGCACTAGTTAACAGATGACCATCTGCACCAGCTAGTACCATTCCACCTGATGTTAAGTTGTTTGCATATACGTTTGCGGCTGTTACTGTGCCACCGGTATTAATATTGCCGGCTGATAGCAACCCAACAGTTGAAATATTACCTGCTACTAAGTTTGCAGTAACATTAGCAGAACCAGTAACTGTTAGTAGATTTGAGCCTGAAGTCCATAATAGCGCAGAAGTATCGTCTAATTGACCACCTGCCCCTGCTATTACTAAACGACCGGTTGTTGTTAAATTGTTTGCAAATACTTTATCGCCAACTAAGTTAGCAGAAGCATTTACATTACCGGTAACTGCTAGCGTTGCTGATGCGAATGATAGACCAGAGTTATCAACTAATTTACCATTTGTTCCGGCTAATACAACACGATTTGTTGTTGTTAGGTTGTTTGCAAATACATTCGCACCTTTTAAATCAAGATTTGCATATATGTAATTACCTTGAATAATATTATTAGCGTAAAGATTACCGGCAGTAAAATTATTAGATGAAGAAGTTCCGTCCGCCGTTGAGGAAATTGTCTGTGTACCTAGTCTAATACTAGAACCACTTAACCACAAATCTCTCCATGCATATGTTTCATTACCTAAATCTTGTGTAACATTTACTGCAGGGATCAAATCACCAGTTACAAAACCACCTGATTGAATTTTAAGATTACCAACTACTGCTGTATTGTTTGCTATTACATTTTCGCCGGTAACATTACCGGTAGCATTAACAACTCCGCCGGTAACCAAGTTACCAACATTCGCAGTACTAGTGATATTAGCATAACCACGACTGATAATTTTACTGACGTTGGCTTCATCAACAGAATAAATTTTACCCAATGAATCTAAATTACCAACGTTAGCTGTTAGCGTAATGTTTGCCCAACCAGAAGCAACAATATTGGCTTGTGTAGAAAGATTACCTGAAGCAAGTAATGTAACAGTACCAATGTGATTGTTTGAAGTAATATTATTTGCTGTTACATTGCCCTTAGAGTTAATAGTAGTCATTGACTCTAAACTATTAACATTAGCAAGACCTAAAACAGTAGCATTAACTTGAACAGTCAAGTTACCAATATTACCTGTTTCAATATTTCCATAACCAGTGGTATATAAATTACCTACGTTAGCTGTTTTACCAATTTCAACACTGTTAGTAACATACAACGTGTTACTACGAACTTCACCTACAACTTGTAAACCACTATTAGCTTTAGTAAAAGTTAAACCAGAAGTAGCATTTTGTTGACCACCGTCATTGAACTGAACTTGTGTATCGGATCCTTTTGCTGTAATTTCACCAATAATATTACCATAAATATTGCCTGTTACTCTTAGATCAAGACCGACGTTTGCGTTACCTACAGTCACCAATGAATTTAAATTAGCTAGACCAGTTGTATTAATTGTTCCGTTACCAAATGTTGAATTTGCAGTTGCATTACCAATAACAAGAGTAGTAAGTGTACCAACTTGTGTAATGTTTGTTTGTACTGCGCTGGTAACGTTACCAGCATATACAGACATATTAGCATTGTTAACAGTACCAGTAACTTCAGAACCAGTTAAGTTAGTTAGATAATCACCATTACCTACAAAATATCCACCAACGATATTACCTTTTAGTGCGTTTGTTGCACCTGGGGTTACGTCATTGTCAGTGTATGTTGAATTAGCCGATAGTATGATTTGACCGTCTTTATATCCAATGAATGCGTTTTTTGCACTACCGTCATGATAATGAAGTAAAATACCACGTTCATGACCATCATCTGCTATAAGAGCATTGCCTTCTGGGCCACCACCTAATTCAATTAATGAATCTTCAATTCTCGTTGTGGTTGTATCAACTGTAGTTGTTGTACCTTTAATAATCAAATTACCGGTAATTTCCACATCCACTGCGGTCATTTTAGTGGTAATATCTAAATTACCCCAAACCTTACTGTCTTTTAACTGTGCCATTTTCTTTTCCTTATATATTTGGTGACTTGTCTAACCTATAGTTGTATTTATCTATTTACTATAGTAATTACTGTAGCTCGGCTGTATTATACTCATCAAATGCTGTTACAACCAATAATTCCCCGGTACTTCTTTGCTTCATTTTACCATTAAGATTCTGAGTAGACGGGGTGCCACCGTTAAACGTACCACTACTGGTTATTGTCTTTACAGCTCCATTACCTGAATCTGCTAATTTATTTGCATTATCAACTACGCTTAACAACAATACTGTCTGATTACCAGTGATTGCCACTGTACCAACCGTACTAGGTTGAGTTGCTGATAATGGATTAATCGCTGTAGGAAAGGTAGAGGTATAGACTGCTAAACCCTTAACTATTCTAAACTGCGTGATATATCCAGCAAAATTGTCACCTGCATTATCAACTACTTCGCCACCAATTGCCAAAGCTCTGGAGGTTGTTGAATTGTAAGATGACGTTGTATCATATATTTTTTCTACTCCGTTAACAAACACTCTAGTCACTGCTACCGAATACCTTACTAGTGCCACGTGAAACCAAACATTTTGCGGGATAACGCCTGTGCCACTAGAAACTGAGCTTGATCCGTTATCTAAGTAAAGTGCTGATCCGGAAATTAATACGCTATCACCTGTAGCAAAATCCCACAAATGCTGTGAAGCAGTAGATGTTGTTTTGAACCATCCTTCAATAGTGTATGCTCCGGTTCCAAATTGAAAATCAGCTGAGCCGGTAGTAATATGAATTCTATCACTAGTTCCGTTTAATAACAATGAACCACCACTAGGTGTACCAAGTGAAAGAGTGCGCTCATCAAATCTGTCAGAGTAAATAAGACCTGTTTCTTCAATTGAATTATAAGAGAGGGTAACCTCATCGAATTCTGTTCGGGCTAGTAAGGTTCCGTTTTCTAATAATCTTGCCGCTATTGTTGCCATATGTTATTTCCTTTTATCCGTTAAATTTAAAATCTATACTAGCTGAGGTGTCATTATAACTTAATGCAGCAGCCGCATTGCCAGCGGTATTAGCTAGATTAAGATTTCCACCTACAGTCAAGTCTTTTGCTACTCCCATCCCACCCAATGTTGTAAAACTTCCCGAAGAAATAGTAGTGGAGTCTGTAGTAGTATTTATTGTTAAATTTGAATTAATGACAACAGAAGTAGCATTTGCAGTAATACTTTGCCCATTAATGTTTAATTCATTGGATAAAAATACATCTTTGTATCTTAGTGATGTATTTCCTAGATTATATATACCAGAAGTTCCTGGATTTAGATTAGATATTACATATCGTTGTACTGCAATGTTACTGACATTGGCATTTCCGCTTTCTGCATCAAGCGTAATATTACCTGTTGTTATACCGGTTTTTACATTGAAATATCGATTTGTCATTGTCTAATGTTCTCTGATATTAGTCTTTGACATAGGTTCCCACGAAATTAACGAACGTGCTTGATCTTCCTGCATAATTTGCTGCCCATAAGCATACATTACCAGAATATACATTACTAGACAATGATATTATATCCTGATCAGTTGTGCTAATTGCACCATAAACAGTGACAAAACTATTTGATCCATCGTGTATTAGAAGAACTTCTACTGATTCGTAACCCGTATTATCCCCAGCCTTTATAACGTATTTAGCCGTTCTATATGTTGCGGGTAAAAAACTATCGATTAAAGTTGACGTGCCTACCGCCACATTTGTAGCTGTACTTTCTATTTTGGGTGTGACTAATGCGTTAGCCGTTATTCTATCGGAAGATGAATTCTGAGTAAGTATTAAATTACCACTAATAGTAAGATTACCGGTAACTACTGAATTGACCGCATCTAATACTACATTTCCTGTACCATTTGGTTGTAATAAAATGTTAGCATTCGTATTTAAACTAGAAACAACGTTATTTACAATACGCAAGTTACCAATATTTGCAGTTTCAAGTACAGCAGCCTCTGTTGAGACCATACCAATTGCGCCAACATATCGACCACCTGATACAAAAATTCTATTTGTTGTATTTGGAGATGCGATTGCTGAGGGGATATTGGTACCAATAAAATTTAATACGCCTGCTTGATAGTCAAAGTACCATTCATCACTATTACCTGATCCAGCAGCAAAAATCTTAGTGCCAGTTGATTGAGGTGTGGTTGATCCAGCAGTATCAATATATACTTGAACTTGATATGTTGATCCGAATTCAACCGGGACCCAATCAGTTAATCCAGTTTTCCATGTTCTATTATCTGACGCAGTTGTATCTTCTGTAGTTTGAACTGTTGCAGACCAACTGCCTACACCATCTTTATATACACCCACAACAGTTGTTGTGGCAGCTGGTAGTAACGCAGGAATAGAACCTGCTAATTGCCAAATCTTATCACCACGAATAAGTAACGGACTGGCAATTGCTTCTTCGTATGCCTTCTTATTGGTGTCAGTGTCAGTTTTGGCTACGCCATATCCTACTTTTTTCCATAAGTAGTCAACTTTTTGTGTATCAGATATAGCCATTATGCAAAACTCCATGAAGTGACAGTATCACCCGAATTGAGTGCTATACTGAATAAAATTTGATTTCCAAATGAATTTGTTGAACTTGCAGTACCAAATGATATAGTGTAAGTTTGTGCAGATATTGCTGTTCCATATGGAACTACTGTGCCAATTGCACATCCATTCGTACCATTGCCTCCGTTAGCTGGGCGACCAGATGAGCCGTCATTGTAGCCAGGAACGCCCGATCCGTTATATGGAAGATTTGCATCAAGCCAACCATTCAATGAACTTGCCGTATCAATTGCAGTACCGGGTAAAGCAAAATACAAACCACGAATTGTACCAGTGATTGTCACCGTGATGCTACTTCTTGCTGTTCTAGTAAAAGCACCAAAGAAGAACTGTGCTCCGCTACGACCGGTTGCTAGATCAGGTCCTGTTGGTAAATAACCAGTTGACAAATCTGTTGCAAAGTGTTTTAATGCATTCCAACGAACAACTGCACTATCTGTTCCTGCTATAGTTTGAGCACCGGTCCATGGACTATTATAATAATTTGTAGAAGAACTATATACTCTTGTTGCACCTGTACCAGCAATTACAATACGTTTTGCAACTGCACTTGTTCCACCAACTGTACAAGCAATACTATCTTCAACAAATCCACTTGGTGTAGATGTGAACACTTGAATTTTCTTACTGAATGTTGATGCAGTACCTGTGCCGTTTACATTGGTTGCTTTGAATTGAATCTCTTGCACTGATACTACACTTGACGCAGTAAGTGCAACACTTTGTGGACCAATTGTTGCTTTATTTGAACTGTCTTTACCTGTATCAGCATTTGGATGATTACCAGTTAAGAATGAACTTGGTGCACTTGTGTTCAATTGTGCATAAGTTTTTGTTTGTGTTGCAACTACTGCACCTGTTGTTGATTCATAGTTTGTACCAGCCTGAATTGTAAATGGTGTTGCAGTATTGTATGGACCTAAATAAGTCTGACCAATCCAATCATAAATTTTACCAGTTGTTAATGTTAGTGTTGGACTACCTGTATTGTAGTAGGGAACACCTGAAATATAACGATATGTTCCTGCAGTGCCTTCAGTTAACGTAGCACTACTTAAATCTACTGTTGGGGCAGATACTACATCGTCTTTAACAAATTCTACAACGTTTGTATTTCCACCTGTACTATGACGTAATTGTAAACTGTTTACACCCGGACTAACTGCACTTGCTGCCTTAGCAACACGGGCTTTTAATCCACTGAATAAGCTAGGACTATAAATTGATGATGCAAATGTTGTAGTGATACCTGCACTAGTTAATAAATTATAATCACTTTCACTATCAATCACCAATGACATATTTGTACCAGAGTCATCACCTGCTGATAAAGTGATACTACCATTATCATTATCATTGACATATGCACTTATTATACCGGCTGATGCAGGATAAGCAAATGAAGTCATTGCTACTGTATTAATTGTACCAGAAGTTAATATAGTTCTATTAACCAATGTTCCTGCAGTATACACCACTGATGTTGCTCTGTTGTTTGCGAATCCTGCCACTAGATATGGACTTGTACCTACACTTGAACTGAATGTAACTGTTTTTGTACTTAGATTTGCAGGAGCAGCAATATTTCCAACCACATCATATATTTTTATTGTAGATGTTGTAGAATTACTGACTCCAGCAGAAACGAACGGTGGGTTTGTAGAGTGCGATGTCAATGTCAATGTAATTGTTTTTGTGCCTGTTCCAGAGTTTTGAGTAGATCCATACGTATGACTCTTACGACCACCGCCGAACCCGCCGTTAACGCTATCACTACTAATAGTATCTGTATTACCGTCACCCCAATTAATTGTATAAGTAACTGCAGCCATACTAGTATTGGTTGTAGTATTTTCTAAATAGAAGGTTTCACCTTCACTTACATATAGAGTAATACCTGATAATACAGTACCACCTGTTGTACCTCTATATAAGCCAAAGCCCATTACTGGATTTGCAGTATAGATAGCAATATAATCAGTGAGAGTTGTGCTAGCACTGCTACCAGTACCTGAACCACCGTTGTTATATGCAGTAACAGTTACATCATATGGGCTATCAGTATTAGTATTATATTGATGAGATGGAATAGGAGATAAAGTTGTTAATCCTGTTGTGTTTGAAGTACCATCACCCCAATTAATATCCCAGCGATTTGGACTACCGTATGTTGCTACAGGTGTACTAGATATAGTCAAGCCTACATATGTTCCAACACCAGCCGCTACCACGTTTGCAGTAAATACCGGAGCTTTTACGTATGTGAGATTTCTAACATTTTCCATTACTTCATTTAAATCGTCAATAGCGTCAGTTACTTTGGTGTTAGATGTCCAATTTGTTACTGTTCCCGGACTAACTAAATTACCAGGAGAAGCATCAACTGCTGTTGTAGGATATCCTAATGGAATTGCATTTCCAACACTACCTGATATTGAACTTGCAGATAGAGTTCCGTTGATATTAAGATTACCTAATCTTACATTTCCAAATTCATTAAACGTTACTACATTGTCAGCAACTGATACATTGCTACCAAATGAAAATTCACTATTACTATTATCCCAGCCTATAAACGCATCAATGGCCTGACCATCATAGTAATGTAATACATGACCTCTGTCTTTGTTGTCATCAACTGTTATTATATTACCGTCTCTGTTGCCGCCAATGTCTACTAATGGATCAGTGATATATGTAGTAGTAGTTTCAATATATGAAACGGTCCCAAGAACAGTTAGGTTACCGGCAATATTTGCATCACCTGAAACTGTTAAATTGGCAGCAGATACGTTACCAATACTGTCAATAATGTCTACGACATTATCGTCACCAACTGAGTAACCTGCAATAGAATTGAATTTTTTAAGAGTAGCTGTCATTTAAGTTCTCGTTAGATAGTTTTATATTGTGTAGTCCACAAGATAGGATTAGTACTTGAAGGAGTTACAAGAAGTTGCACCTTACCACCGCTATAGTTTGCACTAAGTCTACCGACCCAACCTCCAATATTTACAGTACCGTATACATCATATGAGATATTAGCTCCATCATGTACACATGCAACAGTAGCAATACTGTATTTGAATGCAGTGGTGTCTTCACCTTTGACAAAGAATTCAACTCCACGATATGATGCGGCATCTACTTCAGCAATAATTTGACCAACGGTCGTTGCAGTTGTTGTGATTGTACTAGATCGGATTGATGAGTTACCAATTTTAACTGTTGTTGGACTAATTTGACCAACAGTAATGTCACCTAAATGTACATACCCAGAAACATTAAGATTACCGACAAGATTAGCACCCGAGTTGTGTACCGTGAATGTTGTTACTCCACTAACAGTAGATACAATGTTACCATTGTTGTACGCATAAACGTTACTAGTACCGTTGGATAATATACCTTTATTAATAGCAGTAAAACTTAGTGTTCCTGCACCGTCTGTGTTCAATACTAAAACTTCACCTGAACTCGGAACAGTAGGATTATCTGCTAATGGGTATTGTAGTCCGCCTGCATATAAATTACTTGCTCTAATTTTATCAATGTTTGCAAAATTCGAAACGCTAATATTAGCTAAACCTGACATATCAGTAATATTTGGTTGACTAGATGTTTCTATTCTACCGTATATATTTGCACTAATTAAATTACCTAAATGCAAATTAGCATATGTGCCTGTTGCAACTTCATTAGTTAACGTTGCACCAGAAAGAATTTCAAATTCTCTATTAGCAGTTGACCAACCAAAGAATTGATTTGATGCGGCACTGCTATAATAATTACGTAATAATAAACCCCTATCACCAGTAACAGTGCCTGCTAGATCATTAGCATTTCCTGAACCACCCAATGAAATTACTGGATCAGTCGAGTCAATATTTGTTACATTAATATAAGTAGTTGTTCCGTTGACTGTTAGGTTACCAGTAATATCTAAATTACCACCAACGCTAGTATCTAATCCAACAGTTAAACTACCAGAGACATTTGCATTTTTTCTAGCCGCTGTTGTTCCAACTATTAAGTTTCCACCAACGTTAGCTATGCCACCTACATTGATATTTCCACCAATACCAACACCACCTGTTACTACAAAAGCACCAGTATTAACATCAGTTGAAGTTGTAGTATTTGATACTTTACTATTTCCCCAAACTAATAAAGTTGCGGGAGTAGCGACATTTCCAATAATAACGTTACCATAAGTCTGTACATTACCGGCAACAAGATTACCAGTAACAATTTGATCTGTTGTGGTAACTGATCCGGTACCGGTAGATGAAATTGTAGCAGTGCCTAATCTAATACTATATCCAGATAACCACAAGTCTTTCCAAGGATGAGTTTCAGAACCCAAATCATAACCTATATGATTTGCCCCATCACCGGCGATAGATGGAATCAAATTTGACGTAACATAATTTCTTACATTCAAATTACCTATATCTAATGCACCAACAATATTTGCATTACCACCAACATATGCATCACCTGAAATATTTGCATTAGTTTTTGCAGTAGAGTTACCAATTAAGATATTACCGTATATTTGTGTGTTTGCGGAAATTGATACATTACCACCAAATACAGAATCACCTCGTACATTAGCAGTCTCTACTACATAAAGAGTTTTACTTTTAACTTCTCCTGAAGTAACCGCAATATTACCTGAGCCAACTAAATTTCCCGCAGTATCAAATGATAGTGTACTACCGTTTGTAGCATCAAAGTAGAAGCCACCTAAATTAGCAATCAATGTCGAATGGTTTGCACCATCGTCATATTTCAACTCAACCTTACCACCTGCGCCAGGAGCATTAATGCTGACTATATTTGTAGATGTACCGACAATATATCCACCAGTACTGAATACAACATTAGAAAGATTAGTAACATTTCCTACACTAACATTACCACCAAATGTGACTAGATTACTAGTTTTATTGTATGTAATACCATTAGCACCAGCAATTGCATTACCGTCATTGAATAATACTGTTGTATCTAACCCTTGATTTGCAAGTGACGTTGAGAAAATAGTACCATATATATTACCATATATATTGCTTGTTACATTTCCTGCAACATCAAGGTTGCCAATAATATTTGCACCTGCAGAAAGATTAAGATGTCCTGCTTGTAAATTTGCATTACCAGAAGCATAGTTGAATACCCATGCATTGGCTGCTTCTGTCCATAATAATGATGTACTAGATCCTGTACCACGATCAATTTGAAAACCTGATGTTCCTGAACTTACGCTTGACCCAGATTCACCTTTGTTTAGAATAACAATATTATCTTCAATTGTTGTGTTTGTTGTTTCTAAACTTGTTAATGATCCTTGAACTGTTAGATTACCACCAATAGTAGCATCACCACTAGTGTAAAAGTTATTAGCCTTTAGTTTATCTTCTGCAAAATCATAATAAAGATTCGCAGTATCTTGTAATCGATGAGAGTTATTAGAAAGAACTAGTCTAGTGTCTGTTAAATTGTTTGCATAAATATTTGCACCAACAATGTTACCGGAGACACTTACGTTTGATGTTAAAAATTGTCCATTAGCAGGATAAAAAGCTAAGTTTACATTTGAACTAAAATTATTACCAACATTATATTGAATTTCATAGTTAGCACCGGCTGCTTCTTGTAAGTCCCATGCAATACCGTTTGCATATAGTAGATGGTCTGTTCTAAGATTACCAGTAAGTATTGTATTACCAACGATAAGATTACCATTACCTGCAGCTATTGTACCAATAGTAACATTTGATGTTAGTCTAGCATTACCGGTCGTTATATCACCGTTTGCTAATATGACACTCGTTGGGAGTTCACCTACTGAGAAACCACCAACTGAGTTAAATGTGCGAATAGCCATGTCTTTTTATCCTTATTAATCTTTAAATTTTGTAATCAAAATTTTATATTCTGTCAAATCTGCTGTCATCGGAGATGCAGTTAATACTACATTACCGGCTCCGCCACCTGCTTCAAAACTAACTCTAAAATCAGCTACTCCAGGACTTGTTATTGGTAAATCTACTGTACCAAATTCAGAATATTCTACTGTACTTCCTAAGATTGCTGCGTTTAAATCACTTACTTGTCTATAATTTAATGAAGTATTGGTTGCAATGATCGTGTAGTTAATTGCTGAAATACTACTAGCATATGATCTATGCAATACTTGATATGCCGATGCACTACTAGTAGTAGAAATTTGTGATGAAATTTCATAGAATTGGTTTGGAGGTAACCCTAATGTGAAAGTTGAGGCTGCTAGATCGCTTTCTACTGTTACTGATTTTGCAACTTTATCATATAAAACTCCTTCAGCACTAACAGCAATTTGACCGTCATTGAATAATAATGCTCCCTGAGAACCTGAAATTGTAATGTTACCTGAAACATTACCGGTAATATTACCATTGATGTTTGTTGCACTGATATCACCTGATACTGCTAAATTACCTGACAAACTAACATTACCAAATCTTGCTCTATCTGCTGTAATATACCCATTGGCAGCTACAACTTGGATAGGTGGAATTCCTACTGTGTAACCATAGGGTGCATTAAAAGGTTCTGACATATTTCTCCCAAATATTGTTATATACTTTATTTATCAGTTTTGGGAAATAGTATATGTGAGCATATACCAAAAAAAAAGAGCACCTAAGTGCTCTTTTACTTTTAATCAAATTACTGATTAGTTTGTGAACGTTGCTGTAGCAGTAGTTGTTCCGCCTGTAGCTGTATCTAATGTTCCTGTTGTCCAAGCCTCTGTTGGATAGCAAGCAAAAGCGATTGTATCTGTACTTGTATCAGTTACTTCGTACATATAGATAACTGCTTTTGTTTGAATAGCGTTAATACAATCTGCTAAAACAGTTCCATCAGTTGCTACACTAGCTAATGCAATAGTGAAGAAGTCTAATTTTGGACCTTGTGGTTGAACTGTTACTGCCGAAGTTACAGCATTAACTCCACCAACTGTATAGTCTGGTGTGTCAAAGTTTGCTACTGGTTTATAGTCACCATGGACTCTAGTTACGAATGGCATAATAAATTTCCTTTAAATTTTTGCACTTCATATAGAGAGTGCATACTATTATTTATGCCACTGCAACAAAAAAGGGCACCTAAGTGCCCTTTTTTGACCTTCCCATCCCTGGGTTAGTATTCCAATATTATTGGAATGATAGAGTTGCAGAGTTGATATCGATTTCACCAACGTAGTCAGCCGCATTACCGAAAGATGATGCAGTGTTTGTCAATTCGATGTAACCATAACGTGTCATAAATGATACGACTGGTTCGAATGTTGATGGATCTAAAACAACACCAGATGACATCAATGGGATGTATGGGCAATAGAAAGCTGCCGCATCTGTTTCGCTTGTACCTTTGTAACCAACTAGAACAGCTTGTCCGTCACTAGCATAGCTGTTAACGAATACACGCATAGCACCATTCAATGTACCAACAAACTTAGTGTTTGTAGGAGCTTCGAATGTACCTTCTGTTGTACGTGCAAATGCACTTGTAGTAGCTGATTGTAGAACTGTCAATGCTGCTGGAGAAACAACTGCCCAGTTACCAGCACCACGACGAGTGCGTTGAGCAATCTTGTTAGCAACACGATTGATAAGAACTGCCAATGCGGCATGTTCGTCACCAACGAATGTAGCTGTACCAGACACTGTAGCTTGGTTGTAAGTTTCTTCTGTAGTAGCCAATGTAGCTAGACTCAATAGAATCTCTTGGTCAATTTCAGCAGTAATTTCTTGTGCTAAAGCTGCCATGATTTCTGCTTCAACGTCAATACCATGTTGAGACTGAGCATCTTGTGCTGCCTCAAATGTCCAACGTGCTTGCAATTTACGTGACTTAGCTTCAACAGCTTGACGTAGAATTTGCACAGAAATCTGACGACCGCCTTGACCTTCCATACGTGCTGTAGGAGCACCTGTGTAGTTAGACTGAGCGCCTGCGCCTGTACCTGCAGAGTATGCCTGAGCAATTTTGAATGGGCTTAGAGCTTCTTCACCTGCTTGAACATCAGTATTAGCACCGCTTGTGTCATTCAATGATTCTGCGTAACGAACACGTAGAGTATGAATCTGACCAACTGGTCCTGTCATTGGCTGAACACCAACCAACTCGTTAGCAATAACTGTTGGCATGACACGACGGATAACTGGTAGAATCACACGGTTTAATGTTGCGATGTTACCTGAACCTGTTGCACCAGTAGATGCTGATTCAGATAGTAATGATTTGCGAGTATTTTCTAAAATAACTTGCATTGTTGAGCGGCGATTACCTTTAAGACCTTCAAGTAGGGCTTCTTTAGTCTCATCCCAACGACTTTCTAATAGAACTTGTGACATTTTTATATTCTCCTAAATTTATGTCTTTTATTTAAATCCCCGCCAAACGTCTTAAATCGATTACGTTATCACGCGGTTCGACTTCAGGTTTTTGTATGACAGATTTATTACCAGTAACTTCTTTAACACCTTCTGAAAGCATAGACTTTTTAGTTTCTTTTCTTTCATTGATGTTGTTAAGTACTGCTGGTAGATACTTTTCGAATGCGCCTTGTAGACGAGGTGTCTGGACGCTCTCTAGTAAATCACGCATTATAGTTGCTTTTTCCTCATTTAGAGGTGATAGCAATTCATCCATAGTTTTTTGACGACTAGTAGATTCTTTGATAATACGAACTTCACGTTCTTTTGACTCAATCAACTTCTTAGCGTTGGTGAGTGTTTTAATGGATTCAGCTAATTGTTCATCTTTATACATTAGTTGGTTGTACAACTTACGTGTCTCAGCTTTTTCCTGTAGATAGGTCGTGCTAAATTCACTTGCGAAAGATTCAAAAATCTTACGACCAAAATCGTTTTCACGTGCGGTCTTAATATCTTCTCTCAATTGGCCTAATTCACCCTTTAGATGTTTGCTTACAGATTCATTCATTCTCTTAGCACTTACTGTCACAAATTGTGATTTCAATGTTTCAAGTTGTTTACGACCTTCTGCAACTAACTTAACCTTTGCTTCAACTACTGCTTGTTTGTCTTGTGCAAATTCTTTAATTTCACGGGCAAGAGCATGAACAATAAATTGTTCTAGCTTTTGTTGACTTTCCATTTGTAGTTTACGCTCATTACGTAGTTCTTTAATTTCTTCGGATAGTTTAGTAACCATGAAATTATTGAACTTGGCTGCATTTTCATGTAGCTTGCGTTTAGCGTTAACGCGGTCTTCGTTCATTGCTTGTCTTTCTAGTTGAAATTCTTCAATTTCTTCTGATAGACCATCTGTAATCATTTTATCTAGGGCTTCGACCATTACGTTCTTATCGTGTTCATAACGTTGTGCGAATTCTTCTCTTAATTCTGCACGTACTTGCTCTTTGGCTTCGTTCAATTTTGATTCCCATGCCTCGTTTATAGCGATGCTGGTTTCTTCGTTGATGATTCCAGTTTCAAGTAATGGTTTAATAATTTCCAAATTCATTGGATTTCCCCTTTATTTGATTTTGAGATCATTGATGAGGCGCATTACTTCCTCTTTCAAGTATCTCTGTACCTTCTTGTCGCCCTGTGCATCTTTAGCAATATCTAACATTCTATGACCATTCTTCATATTATGAAGACCTTCATAAATTGCTTTGGGATACGCATTTGGTGCGCTTGGTTGTGCGACAATATCGACAGTGACTATTTCAAAGTCACTAACATGGCCATTAGCATCATTAACGTTGCCGCTACCTCTGCTACTTACGCCTAGTTTAACACCACTCTCCAACATAGTAGACACTAACTGTCCCATTGGAGTTGGTAGAATCTTTAATTTGCCAAATCCATTTGCACCATCCATCCACATAGAACTAATCATATGTGATACACGGTCTAAATTGATTTTCAAATCGTCTGGGTGATCTACTTCACCTAATACTGAATACCCTTCAGATATTTGTTTGTTTAAAGTTTCTACAGCAGTTTCAATTTCAGAAACAGGATACACACGCTCGTTAGCGTTGCGTACCCCACCCTGAATGAAAATCCCCTTCATATAAAGGGACTTCAAACTACCTTCACCGGTACTTTCTACAACCATGCTAGCACGGTCAAAAGTTAGGTGTTCTTTAAGATACAAAGCCATTATCTTAGGTATTCTTATCTAACTGTTCTTCTTGTAGTCTTTTTAGACTCACCAACGATTGACTTAGTGTTTACACCGTCATCACCGTGTTTTGGTTTAGCAACGGATTCACCTTTTTCATTAGGACCTTTACTTTGTCCTGGAGCATTTTTATATGTTCCTGGGATATCTTTTGGTGTTGGGTTTAATAGTCCACCTTGTGTACCGCCCTTAGTACTCTCACCTGATGAGAAGTTAACAGCCTTAGCTCCGTTACCTGGAACTTTTGGTCCACCACTTACTGTACTTCTAGTTTGTACACCGTTGTCGCCATGAACTGGCTTTTTAACAGCGATTAAATTAGTAGCTTCCATCATTGCTTCTTCATCGTCAGAGCCTTCGTCATCTCCGCCGAATGGATTGCCTTCTTCAGAGCCTTCTTCATCTCCACCAAAGTCTTCTTCGCCTTCTTCAGCGCCCATTAGTTCTTCAAATTCAGCCATTAGTTCGTCTAGTTTGTCTTCTAGTTCAACTACGCGGTCTTCTAAATCACCTTCTGGCATTTCGCCATCATCTTCAGCATCAACATCAATGTCAGCAAATTCATCATCGCCTTCAACATCATCTTCTTCATTCATGCCTTGTTCTTCCATGTCGATTTCGTCTAGCATACCGCCGACTTGATTACCCATGTGACCATGCATGCCTTCTTCTAATTCATCTTCATCCATCATTGATTCATAAATTTCGCGGCTTTTTTCAACTACGATATCATGAAACAATGCTTTAGCTTGGTCTTCGTTTTCATTGATGATCAAATCAATAAGTTGTTCAAATTTTCTATTATCCATTGTTGGTCTCCTATAGATTAATGGCTGTGTTATATACTTAGTGCATATCAAAAAAAATAGCACAATAAAGTGCTATTTTTTACGTTTTTCTTAATTTTATGTCAATATCATTACATTGCCGGTGCACCTTCTGCTGGTGCTGGTTGATATTGTTTACGAATCTTCTTTAAGTTTTGAGACTTTTCATAATTACGCACATCATTCATTTTACGTAATTTACGAATTTGCCGTAGTGTTAATTTACTTTTACGGGTTTGTTTCCACTTAGGTCTACTGCTATCTTTTTCAGCATCTTGGTACCCTTGAACGGGTGCATCAAACATTTCCATTAATCTCATGTTAATATTTATCTTTTTACATCGGAGGAGCCGGAGCTACTGCACCTGCCATGCCTGCTGGAGGTGCTACAGGTGGTCCGCCCGCCATTTGATCTGGTGGCATACCTTCAGCATTTGGATCTGGAATCTCATCCATAACCTCTGTATCGGCTTCTAAGTCTCCTGTACTAATACCAATACTACGTAAGTCACTACCTTTAGCATCATTATCCTCAGGAGCTTCACGTTCTTCAAACCATAGACGCTGATTTTCTTCAATTTCTTCTTCAGTCAATCCTAAGAATCGTGTCATAGCAAATCGTTTAGCAATATAAGGGAAAGCTTCCATTGTTTGAAACACTGTTACCCGTGTTGTATCTAACTCACTTTGACGATAAGCGGCAAAGTTTTGTGGGGCATTGAACTTGATATCAAACAAACTTGAATCAATATTAAATCCTCTCCAGCGCATGAACAGTTTGAATTCATCATTTAACTTCTGACTAATATACTTCTGTAAACGTTCACAATATTGATTGAAACGAAACTCTTGAATCATAGCAGTTCCAACTCTACCATCTGCCAATGGGGTAGGACTATCTTCTGGACCTTGAGGTAGATAAGAACTTGGAACACGTAGACCCCGTGCTAATCTATTGTTGAAATAACGCAAGTCATCAATCTGACCTAAATTATCACCACCTGGTAATGTGGTTACATCACTGCCACGACCGTCTGCCGTGACCGGAAAAAAGTAGTCTTCGTTCATTGATAATGGATTATATGTTGCATCCATTATACTTTGCCCACCGCTTGCACTTGGGATTCTGCGTTGATGAATCTCATTTTTAATACGGTCAACAAATGCCATAGCCATGTGACTTGGCATATTACCAACGTCAATTTTAAAAACTCTACGCTCCGGCGCACGTTGTACACGATATATAAGAATAGCATCTTCAAGCAATTCTTTTTGCTTATATACTTTAAAAATGTTTTCTAAGATACTCTGTCCAAAAGGCCAATAACGGTCTAGACCTTCAGTTAAACTCAAATGAACTACATGTTTAGCGTCAATGGCTGCTTCATTCATGCCCATTGTAAAACGACTTCCGCCTCCGCCTCCGCCGTTTGGTACACT